CCAGTCTTCTCATGTCCAGAAAGAGACAGAAGTGTAAACCTGGACAGATATATACGTAGACTAGAGTTCTCAAAGACAACAAGTGTTGTATTAAATTATGATGTTGTAGAAGGCGAGATACAAAACATGGTCTTTACTGAGAGTAAAGGCAACACAGGAAGAAGATTATACGAAGCATTAGAAAGGTATTTACTTGATAGTGCTATGATAATAGAGTCTGAAGGGAGAGATTGTAGACTGCCTTTCAGGATTGTAGTAGAATAAGTTTAAAGGAGAACAGGGATGACAGAAAAGAAACGTGTAAGTCATTTAAATTATACACTAGCAGGTTCATCATCTAATGAACAAGCCCTGGACTCTGGAGGGAAAGCGATACTTCAAGAGGCTGAGGAAAGTACTATTAAAAATAATCCTCGTATAAGTGCAAGCGAAGTTAGCCAGGTAAACCAGTTGCAGGCCTATCCTGGAAAGTCGCACCCTCACTTTATTGAAGACGAAGACACATGTATTTGTGGCCGTAGTCTTAGTGAAAATTATTGGAAGGACGTAGACGATAACTGCTACGTCCACATGACACAAGGATATTAAGATGGAGAAAGGAAACATTTGTGGGGTGGCACAATTATACGTATGCCCTAAGTATGAAGAAGGTCAAGAGCCTGATGTGAGAGTAATATCAGTAGAGCTTTTTGTTAGTCTTTACAACAACGGAGAGCTACCAGACCCTGAGTATTTGATAGTTACTACCAGTTTAAAAGATATGGCTGAAAGTATATATGGAGATAGAGACGTAACCATAGATACTAAGCCACTAAATATGGAGATTTGGAAATGAAATTATGGATAGGACAAATAGGTAAGTTTGTTATTTACAAAAGCACAAATACTTATGACGAGCCTTGCTATCTAGTTGATAGTGATACAGGCACAATGTATTTTGATTGTAGATGGTATAACTTAAAGACTTTATACGGTCTTTTGAGAAAACTTACATGAGCAAAGACAAGGCTGTATTCATCACAAAAGAGATGACCTACGAGCAATACAGAAAGTTTTGTAATACAGAACATGGTCTTAATAGTTATATGGTGGAGTATGTGCAGACAGATAAAGCACATCAAAACACTTTTAAAGTTTCTGTCTTCAAGGAAGACGAAGATAAGTTCAATGATTTAGTAGTTGCATTGAGCTTATAGTTATGTTTAAATCTAACTACATTATTTTTTTAGGAGAATATATATGGCAGTAGTAAGTGGTAAAGCTTATTGGGCTTCAGTAACAAGCCCCAACACAACGTTTGAACCAGTCTATACAGTAGACCTGGTTGTAGATGATAAGACGGCTGATGACTTTCAGGCACGTGGATATAAAGTTAAAGAACTAACTATCAACGAAGAGCCAGTAGGCAGAGCAATCACTATCAAAAGAAAAGTAAATGGAGCTGATGGTAGAACCAGACAAGCCCCTAAACTTTTTGACAAAGACAAAGTTCCTATGGACGAAGTAGTAGGGAATGGAAGTGAAGTCAAGGTGCAGTATGCTGAGTGGGAAACCAGTAATAAGTATGGCGACTTCAAAGGGCTAGACTTCCAGGCTATGCAAGTTCTTGACCTGGTATCTTACAGAAGTGGCGATGGCGATGAGCTAGGCTCAGTTGAAGGTGGAGAGGAGTTCTAATGATTGTCAAGATTGAAACACAAGACGGAATAACTGAGCATGATACAAATGCTATCAAGAACAAAGATAGTAGAGTTCAAGCTGAGGTCTTAGTAAGAAAAGTATCTACACTTGAAATACTAAGAGAAGCATTACAGATAGCAAATGTAGTCCACCGTAAAAACCTGGAAGACATCTGTAGTGCATCGCCTGAATCTAAAGTAGAAGCCTCTACTGAGGATAAGTAAAGTAACATGGTTGGCTACTCCATAAAAGTAGCACGGTGTTGGGGTAAGTTATATCGTAGTGTATATTTGTTCTCCATCTCTTGTCCCAGCACCTATTTGGAGACACAATGAAAGAACAAAGCAAATTTACGAAGTATCACTTACCATGTCCAGCATGCAACAGTTCAGATGCTTTATCAGTTAATGAAGATGGGTCAGCAAAATGTTTTAGTTGCGACAAATTCTTTCCAAAGTTTGAGCAAAATACAGATGAATTTTATACACCAGAACCAAAGTCAGCTCCCTTGTTAAACGTACACGGAGCTTC